ATAGAAACTAAAGAAAAATTGTTAACTGTTAAAGATAAATTATTAAATTTGGAATTTAACCAAGAAACATTTTCGGAAAGTGCTATAAAATTAATAAATTTAGCTAATGATTTGAGTGAATAGAGTTATGATGGAACAAGCAAACTGGGAACTAATTGTTCATAGGCTAGATACAATAGCTAAAAATCAGGAAGTCACTACTGATAAATTGAATAATATTGAGGAAAAACTTACAAAATTTGAAAGTATTAAAGATTCAGTTAATGACCTTAAAAGTTGGAAAAGTTCATTACAACAAGTCATATCAACGAATGAATTAAAAGAATTAAGGTATTGGAAACTGAAAATGGATGAGATTACATCACCGAAATTATTAGATGAAACACTAAAAGATATCGATAAACTCAAAACATTTAGGACCCAAGCTTTAATGATATGGGTGGTTGTTCAAGCTATAATGGTTGTATTAATTTTTTTAAAAGATATTTTATCTTAAGATTTTTATAAAAACATCCTATTGACAAATCCTGATTTCATATTATATTTATGATATCAGGATTTTTTATATGAAACGTGGTAAAGAATTTAAAGTAGATGTAATTCCGAATTTAAATGTTGTATTTGGTACAACGGACAATAAAAAGCCAAAATCAGTATACATTAATATATCTGGATGGGCAGACCCTATAGTTGATGATAATTTTAATTACAACAGAATTATACAAAATATTCATAAACAAATTAAACAAAATATATATAATTATGGTAATCATTCTATCTTTAATTTAAATAGAACTATTGTGGATTTTGATATGCGTCAATCTGGAATTATATTTGGAAAACGAAGTTATATGAATTGTGAAATTGTATTATATCAAAATAGTGAATATGCTCTAATGTCAGATGAATTAAATGAAGCTTTAATGAATATTTTAAATGTTGTAGTTAATAAAAATTTAAATGATAATAAGTATTTTAAATTTCATAGAAAGAAAGAGTGATGATAAAATATTATAATAAATTTAACCCCTAATCAATTTGGTTAGGGGTTTTTTATTTATATACATATATTTATTATGAAAATGGTAATATGTATAGTGATGAGTTAAAAATATTAAAACCAGGTCAAACTGGGTTTGGAATTATGATTGAACAAGACGCAGGTTATATTTCTCCTAATGATATTAGGAATAAACCATTCTTAAATGAAATGCAAAAATTGGGTGAAGGTAAGGGTATAATGATTGAACCGTTAATAGTTTATGCAGTTCTACAAAAATATGGTGTTGAAAATAGAAATGGGCGTATTTATCCAGAAGCTATTCTTAAGAGAGAAGTAGAAAAATATCAGCAATTAATTCGTGAAAAACGTGCAATAGGTGAATGCGTTCCAATTGGAACCGAAATATTTACTAAAAATGGCTGGAAACGAATTGAAGAAACAATTATTGGAGAAGAAATATTAACATTGAATATTAATTCAGACCAATTAGAATTTCAAAAAATTACTAATACTACTAAAAAAATGTATAATGATGATATGATTCATATATACAATAATAGTAGTTTTGATATAATGGTTACTAAAAAACATAAAATTGTTTTATGGGATAGAAATAATAAACCATATATTTTAACAGGTGAAGAGTTATATAATAAATTAATAAATAATGATTCAAAAATTAGTCATTCATATATTAAACATTCCGCCAATTGGATTGGAAAGGAACCTGAGTATTTTAACATTCCCAACTCAGATATAAAAATTAAAACAGAACATTGGGCTGCATTTTTAGGAATATTTTTGAGCGAAGGACATTGTAGCGGAAGTAAAGGTGGTAAAAAAAAGAATTTAGTTTGTATTACGCAAAAAAAAGAAGAAACAAAAGAAAAAATTATTAATCTTCTTAATAAACTTCCTTTTAAATATTCTATATCTGGTAATAGGCAATTTAATATTTATGATGATAAACTATATGAATATTTATTTGAGTTAGGAAATTCTCACGAAAAGCACATTCCAAGTTACGCTAAAGAATGGTCTAAAAATTTATTAAATATTTTACTTGATTGGTTATTAATTGGGGATGGTAAAAATAGGAAAAATAGGAAAAATAGTTTGTTAAAAGAATATTTCACAACATCAAATAAATTAGCTGAAGATGTTTTTGAGATAATGTTAAAATTGGGGAATGGTGCTACGATGAATGTTATTTCTCCTGTTGACCGAGAAATTGAAGGGCGAATTATTTTAGGTGAAAATAGTAAACCATTACATTTAATTCATGAAAGAACATCTAAAGGAATTTATATGGATACTAGATATATAAAAACAGAATTAGTACCTTTTAATGAAAATGTGTATTGTGTAACTGTACCAAATGGTACCTGGTTAATGCGATATAATGGGAAAATATCTTGGACACATAATAGTGACCATCCAGAAACTTCAATTATATCTAACGATAGAATTTCACACAATATTTTAGAAACATGGTGGGAAGGTAAAACATTGTTAGGTAAATTAGAAATTATAATGTCTCCAGGTTTCATCAATCAAGGAATTATTTCTTGTCAAGGTGACCAAATTGCAAATCTTCTTAGAAAAGGAATCATGGTAGGTGTTTCATCTAGAGGTGTTGGTTCATTAGAAGAAGTTGCAGGTAAACATATCGTACAAGATGATTTTGAATTAATTTGTTGGGATATTGTTACAAGTCCAAGTACACCAGGTTCATGGATTTTTAATAAAAAAGAAGATATGAGGGGATTTTCTGAAAGCAAAATAAATAAAAAGCCTATTTTAATTGATAAATTAAATAAATTTTTATCATGATACAATCCGCGTTTTTTTAGCATTTAAATAAGATTTAATAAAAAAAATGTAAAAATAAGCTTAAAATGTAAAACATTTTTTATCAGATAATTAATTTTTTCATTTTAAGCATATATTTATTAACAAAGAATAATCTTTTATTGAACTATTTGACAATGGCAGATAAAGAAAAAAAATCAATCGTGGAAGAAGCTTTACTTGATATTAATGTGATTCAAGAAGCTTTAAAGAAAAACACAAAAGAAATACTTCGTTCTACAATGAAGGAAGAAATTGAAGAACTTATAAAAGAACATGTAATAAACGAACAGGGTTACGAAGAAGAAGACATTACGTCTAATGATGCTGATGATAATGACACTGAAAAAATTGAAACTGGAGAACTAGACAGTGAAGAAGAAATTGAAAAAGACAATCCTGCTACACTTCCAGTAAGTGATGATGAAGAAGAAACAGAAGCAGAAATGGATTATGATGAGTTAGATTTAACAGCAGCATCAGATGAAGAAGTAATTAAAGTTTTCAAAAAACTTTCAGCTGACGATGAAATCGAGGTAGTATCAGACAAAGAAGTTAACGTCAAAGACCCAGATAGCGGTAATGAATATATCGTTAAGGTTAATGATGGCAAAGTAAGAAGAGAAGACGATACTCTTGATGAACCAGAAATGGATACTGAAGATGATTTAGAAATTGAAATTGAAGATGAACCAGAAATGGATGATGAAGATGAACCAGAAACTGATATCGAAGATGAAAGCGTAGAACCTGTTTATGAAATTACATTGGATGAAGACATCGTAAGAGGTCAAGGCCATGATACAGAAGCTAAAGAAACCACTACTCCTAATAAAGGTAAAATTGATGGTCAAAAAGCTCCTGTTGATTCCAAAACATCTGGTGATAATTTAAAAGGTGGATTTGATGAAGATAATCCAAATGACGGAAAAGATGGCCACGCTGAACATGTAATGGAAAGCGAAGAAGATGAAAATTCAGAAGATGAAGAAATTGAAGAAAATAAATCTCGTGCATTAGCTGATTTACATGCGAATCGTATTAGACCTGAAGGAAAGAAAGAGTATCATACCGCTCCTATCGGTAGAGCTGATGAATCTGTTTCCAAACAAAAGTTTAACGAACTGTTAAATGTAGCTAAAAAACTTCAAACTGAAAACAAGGAAATCAAAAATGCCCTTAGTCAGTTTAAGAAAATGTTAGCTGAATCAGTAGTTTACAATACTAACTTAACTTATATGGTTAAAATAATCACTGAACATTCAACCTCTAAGGAAGAAAAGAAGATGATTATGCAACGATTTGATGAAGTAAAAACATTAAAAGAATCAAAAGCACTTTACAAAACCATAATTAGTGAGTTAGCTAATAAAAAATCGATTACTGAATCCATAGAAAATAAAATTGAAAAATCAAAAACAAGCGGTGCAAGTAATCAGTTGACTGAAACAACAGCATATGTTGATGAATCAACAAAAAGAATAAAAGACTTAATAAAAAGAGTCGAAAATAGATAATTAAATTGAAAATTATGTCACACTTATTAACATCAGGACAAGTTGGTAATATTGGTATTAATCACCTTAAAGCTATTCGTCAACAAACCCAAGAAAGATGGGAAGCTTTAGGATTTCTTGACGGACTTAAAGGTCATATAAAAGAAAACATTGCTATGCTATATGAAAATCAAGCTAAAGCATTGTTAACTGAAACTACAGACGCTGGTTCTAGCGGTTCATTTGAAACTGTAGTATTCCCTATCGTTCGTAGAGTTTTCTCAAAACTTTTAGCAAACGATATTGTATCAGTACAAGCATTGAACATGCCAATTGGTAAATTGTTCTATTTTGTACCTCAAACTTCTAATAGAATTGATAAAGCTACTGGACAAGCAGGAGACCCATGGCAAGATAACCCTCGTTACTCTGCTCATACAAGTATGGCTACAGACCATCTTCCATCATGTATCGGTACTACTGGCTGTACAGCAACAACTTTCAAAACTAGAAATCTTTATGATTTATATTACAATGATGGTTTATTCGATAATTCAAAAGGTGAAATTACTATTGTTTACACTAGCGGTAACGAAGTAATCCCAGGTCGTATTCTTCCTAATGGTAATTTCTCTGCAACTACTACATTTGTAGCAGCTACTGATGGAACCGTTAGAAATGTTATTTTACAAATTTCAGGTTTCTCAGAAGTAAATAAAGGTAGATTGACTGGTCCAGATGGAAATGAAATGGATACTGAAGCATTCTTAGCATCACTAAAAATTGTTAATAATTCAGGTTCTAATATTTCTGACCCAGATGGAAAAGTTATAATTGCTGCTAATGCTGAAATTCCTTTCAGATTAGTTACTCAAAAATATGGTAAAGGCATCGTTCAATATGGTGATATTTGTGATGCTGGTGGCAATCTTTATGTTGAACTTGACCTTACACACCCAGCCATTTCGTCAAGAGAAACTTACGATGGTTATATTGGTTGTTCAGGGTTCACTGCAAATAGTATGACATTCCAAGCTTCTTGGGCTCGTTATGCATCTCTTGAACTTGAAACTGAACTTGGTGAAGTTTCTTTCAAACTTGATGAAGTTGTTGTTTCTGTTGAAGAAAGAAAATTACGTGCAACTTGGTCACCAGAATTAGCACAAGACGTTGCTGCATTCCATAACATTGATGCTGAAGCTGAACTTACAGCTATGTTATCAGAACAAATAGCATCTGAAATTGACCGTGAAATTCTTCGTGACCTTCGTAAAGCAGCTGCATGTCAATTCCGTTGGGATTATGCTGGTTGGAGAAAAGCAAGTAATGCTGCTAATCCTTATACTCAAAAAGAATGGAACCAAACTCTTATTACAAGAATTAACCAAATCTCAGCTCAAATTCATAAATCAACGCTTCGTGGCGGTGCTAACTTTA